TTCTCTTCCTCATTAAAAGCAGGGATGATTATAACTGCAGCCATAATTTTAAGAAAGATTCAAAAAAAATTAAGTGCATATTTTGCGGCTGATGCTCGCAGATGTAGACAAACAAGTGAAAATGTACCAGTATGTTTGAAGAAAGCAAAAGCAAAATCAATTGATATGCAAATAAATGCTCTTCGTGGTGCTATTGGACAATGTAACCAATCCAAAAATCCTGATAAGTGTAAACAACAAATTGGAAATAAAATTAATAAGTTAATTAAAAGAAAAAGTCAAGCTTTGATGTAAAAAAGAGATTTAAAAATAGAAACAAAAAAAAAATAATATTAGAACATCAGCTAAAGGAGGAAAATACTGATTTTCCTCCTTTAGCAAAAAAGTTCAGAACATCAATGTAAACAAACAATAGAAACAAAAATCAATGAACTTATCAAACGAAAATATAGATAAAAATGATATTTTTAATTTTACTTACTTCATCAAAAATATATGAAAAATATTTAAGTAAACAGGCTAGAATTTGTAGACAAGAAGGTGAACATATTTCAACATGTTTGAGGAATGCAAAAATTAAGGCTATTGATTTACAAATTAAAAGTTTAAACAATCAATTTCTAAATGTAAAAAAGTTAAAAGATCTGAATTGTGTCAAAGAACTATTGATTTACAAATTAAAAAGTTAAAGAAAAAACAAGCAAAACAATTATTTTTGTTAAACAAGAAGAAGTAAACTCGTTGGCACTCGCCAGCATAAAAGGAATTGTCCTATTTCTTGGGAATCCTTACAAATGATTATAATAGGAGAAAAAATGTTCACAGGATTTGGAATAAGTTACCCAGAATATGAAGTTGTTTTACCTCAAAGTCATGCTCACTATACTGTGAGATCTTTGACTGTTCAAGAAGAAGAACATATGAAAGGAAGTTTTATAAGTTCAAATAAAGCTTCTGATCATTTAAATAGATGTATTTGGAAATGTATTGTGTCAAAACCAGAAGAGGTCACTGACTACAAAAGCTTCTTAAAAAATGTCACAGTTAGAGACAGGGATTCTCTTTTGTATGGTTTATATCACATAAGTTATGATGAAATTAGGAATTACTTAATTACATGTCCAAATCTGGAATGTAAAAATAATTACAATGTTACAGTTCCAGCTTCATCTACATTCAACTTTAATCCATATCCAGAAGAGGATATCTTAACTAGGGAAATTAAAGTTGAACTTCCAGTTACACAAGGAGTTTCATGTTATCTTAAACAACCAACTCTTTTTGATGAAAATGAGATGACAAAGATTATCTTATCAGGAAGAAATAAAGACATTTCAATATTGGCGACATATATAACAAAGTTTGAATGTTTAGGTGATAAAGAACCAATAGTATATTCAGACAAAAGAGACATAATTGATGCTTTTTTAAATTTGACATCAAGAGATCGAATAGAAATTCAAAAGTTATGTTTGGATAAATTTATGAAATATGGGATAGACTTAAAAATGAATGTAACATGCCCAAAATGCGGTGAAAGTGAGGTGGTGACCATTGATGTCACAGAGCAGTTTTTTCGCTCAATCTTCACTACATGATGAGATAGACAGATTCAGAAAAGATTTGCAATTAAATATTTTCTCAGCAATTGAATTATCAAAAGGTTCTATTTCATATCAAGACATTATGCAAATGCCAATAAATAGATTTTCAGATTATTTGATTTGGAAATCAGATTTAGAAAAGGCAAAACAAGAAAAAATAAATGAGCAGTAAAAAATGATAAATAGAGTATCATCTTTTGTAAAAAATGTTTCTGGATCAAAAAGTAAAATTTTTGACATAACTTCAAAACTGAGTCCAAGTGGAGATTTTGAAAGAATATCTGATATTGAAGTAATACTATCTTCTTGGAATATCATTCTAAAAACTCCAATTGGTACTTATGATCATGATCCAGATTTTGGATCAAATTTAGTAAATTATATTTTTGAACCAGCAGATAAAACAACAGCAGATTTAATTAAAACAGAAATTTCAAATGTATTATCAAGATATGATAACAGAGCAACTTTATCTAATATTGACGTTCAGTTTTTACTGGACAAAAAAGGTTTTGTTATCTCTCTCGATGTAATGTACAAAGGAAATAAAGAAAAATTAAAAATAATAATTAATGAAAATATATACTTTAATTTCTTAAGACAAACATAAGAAAGGAATTTACAATGATAGATTTTGCAATATTATCACATTTAGGAATAATTCAAAACAAAATAGTCAAAGGTGTTGAAGAAGCAAAAGAAGATGACGGGAAGGTTTCTGCTTTGGAACTAACAAAAATTGTTCTGAGTATTATTCCAGAAATAATTGAAGTATTTGCTCCTATGATAAAGTGAGATAACACAGAGAGGAATTGAATGCAATTATTTCAAAGAACTTACAATTACATTTATGAATATCAAAGATTGGTATATGATTTTTATAGCAAAACACATGTTGCTTTCTTGGTTGATTATTACAATCTCGATACTACCTCAACAATCTGGGACATGGATCTTTTAGCTGGGGGATCTTATGAAAAGATAGGAGATTTGTCTGGTGTTAGATGGAACAAGTATTTGATGCTTCCAGTTTATTTCCCAGAAGAAGTTATGACTGCTCTTGATGCTCAGGATATTGGATACATAAAAGAAAATGAAACTCATATTGTAATTCCATCAAGTTATGGAATAGTACCAAGTACCCGAGATCTTCTTAAACTTGATCAAACATATCTTAGACAATCAAATAATACTTATCCCATATTCTCAGTTACTGGTTTAGAAAAAACATCCAATACAGATATATATTTTTGGAAATTGAAAATTGAAATAGAACAAAGTAAAACAACTGAAGATCTTGAGGACCAAATAAAAGATTCATATGTTTACTTTGATTATGATAAAAAAATACATACTCTATCAGATTCAATTTCTTTAACAAAATTATTAAATAAATCAAGTACTTTATCAGATAACATCAAAGAAAAGTTTGATGATAATTCTGGCTTGTATTTCATATAATTTAAGCAGACAGTAAAAGCAAGAATTCTAAAAAATCACAATGAATGTAAAATCAGAAAATAATCTTAGAAAATGGGTGACATTTTCAACTGAAGAAAGGAGAAAAAAATGGTTGAGATAATGTTGGCGAGTATCAACGAGTATAATCTATTAGGTAAGCTCCAGCATAAAGAGATTTGGAAGATATCATGTAAAAATAACAGAAATATATATGAAGTTTCAAATTTTGGGAACGTAAGAAAGAATGCAAAAGATTTTGAATGCAAAGTGAATAGAGATGGTTACAAACATTTTTCTAAATATTTTGTTCATAGAGAAGTATATAGACTTTTCAAAGGAGAAATTCCTTAAAAGTTTGTTGTACATCATCATGACGATAATAGTATGAACAATCATGTGGATAATTTACAATGTATGTCAAAAGCTGATCATATTGTATTATATGCAACTGGATATGTCGCTTCAGACTCAACAAGAAAGAAAATTTCAGAAGCAAATAGTGGAGAAAAAGGTTCAAATGCAAAGTTCACATGTAAAGATGTAGAAAAAATCAGAGAACTTCCTTCAGAAGGCAAACTCACACAAATAGAGATTGCAAAAATGTTTAATGTTTCTCAAGTTGCAATTTCAGATATTAAACGTAGAAGAAGTTGGAAGAAATCTTAAAATAAGATAGTTGTCTGCACAAATAATTCAAATGAGACACTTTTGAATTTTAGAATAATAGGTTTACAACAAATTCAAAAGTGTCTCATTTACCAACAAATTAAGTCAAAACAAAAGGTGAAGCATTGATGTCAGAAACAACATTAAGTTCTCAGCTATACTCATCAAGAGATCAAACAAAATTACAAATAATTGAATATTTAAAAACTTATTTAGAACTTGAAAATGTTGATCTTACAAAATCATCTTTTTTAAGTTTCATAGTAGAGATTTTATCGACACTAACTTCAAATTTAGTTTTTTATGAATCTTCAGTTTTTTCAGAATTTTTTTTAACAAAAGCAAAACTTCCTGAAAGCATACTAAACTTAGCAGCTTTTTTAGGATACAATACAAAAGAAGCATCATATTCAAACGTTGATGTTTTAATTACTATTCCTCTTACATTTACTGACAATTCTGTTGAATTTTCAATCCCAAATGGACATAAATTTTATGCAAAAAGCATTGAATTTTTAACTTATTACGATACAAAAATAAAAGTAACAAATAATAATTCTTTGAATGTAACTGTCAATGAATCTGGATTATTAAGAAATATTCCTACAAGTGTTGATACTACAGCAAAAGAAGCATATTTTGTTCTTCCTCTTAGGCAAATAAAAAATTCTGAATTTGATTTTCAAATTAATGAAGATCTTCAACCTTATCAATTTTCATATTTAGATGTTGACTTATCAGGAAAAGTATCATCTTTGACTGTTAAAATAAAAAGTCCTGAGTCAACTTCATATACATTATATGAAGAATATGATAGTCTTTTTTTAATGGATTCCAAAACATATGGTTATGTAAATAGAAAAACATCTGGTGGCAGAAGAATTTATTTTGGAAATGGTTTAGTTGGATTTCAGCCTATTCCAGGTTCAAATGTTTTGATTTCAGTTGTCGAAACTGAAGGTTCATTAGGAAATGTAATATCTGGCACAATATCATCTGGGGATAGACTTTATGCAATTGATGATGGGATAACAAAAGTAATAAATTATAGTGTTACAAATCCAACTGGTGCATCAGGAGGAAAAGATGAAGAAGATACTGAAGAAGTAAGAAATAATGCGATTTCAAATCTTACTTCTTTAGGAAGACTTGTAACTGAGAATGATTATAAAAATGTAAAAGTTGTAATACCAGATTCACCTCTTGGAGAATCTGCATATCCAGTTTTGAAAAGATCTGACGTAAAAAGTGAAATTGATTTATTTACAACAATCGAGTATAATTCTTCAATTGTTCCAACAAGAAATACTTTTATAAAAGTTCCATCTGATACCACTTCCTTACCAAGACTGAATATTGTCAATATTTCAGGAATTAAGTATTATACAATTTTTGATATGAATATTGATTCAAAATACAATAATGTTGTAACATATGAATATACAATTTTTGATGTTGATTTTACTCCTACATTAATTCAATCTTACAACATTGATTATGAATTATATGCAAGTATTCTTTACATTGAAAGATTCCAAAATCAGCTAAACTTCAAGTTATCATATAACAGTGATGAGGCAGATTACAATCAATGTTCATGTATAATGACTATCCAATCAAATGACAAAACGTACATCATGACAAATGATTATAACAATAAAGAATTTACTTATTCATTTTCAAATTACAAAGATATTCCAAACAAAGAACAAAATCTTTTATTTACTTTATATGATCCAACAGGAAAAAGTATTGCAAGATATTCAACAAAGGTAACTATCAGAAGAGATTTGAAGGATTACATGTTGAGTCCACTAACAACTGATTCAACAAGTATTACAATTTATGATGTTCCAGTAATAAAGAAAGATTATTACGATGATTTGGATCAAAAAACATTTGAATTAAATGTTTTGCAATCAATGATGTCAAATATTAATTTTATAAATTATCGAATGTTAACTGATTTTGTTAACTTGAAATTTTGTAATACAATCGGAAAGTTAACGAGTATGAACTATAACACAACTTCAAAATTGGATGTTATTGATATGGACTTACAAAAAGTACCTTCAAATTTTTCAGTCGGAGATAGATACATTGTTTCAGGATGTGAAGATGGGGACTGGGATTCAGACCAAAAAAATAACATAGCTCAAGCAATTGACTCAACATCATGGACTTTTTTAAGTCCGGTATATAATGATATTGTTTATGTAAAAAATAAGAAAGAAAAATATATTTTCACTGGTCAGAAGTGGGTACAACCAACATTCGATATTCCAATCCAAATAGTTTTAGATGTATATACAGAGGATTCGTATACAAAATCAAGTATTGAATTATCAAACAGTATAAAATCTTCTTTAATTTCAACCTTTACAAAAGATTTCAAGATAAATGGAACTTTGTACAGATCCGAAATCACTAAAGCAGTCCAAAGTGTTAATGGGGTTGATCACTGTGTTCTCGTAAGTCCAGATTCAGACATATTTTCTATTTTTGATATTGATGATTTTAGCCAAAGTCAATTGTTAAAATATGCTCCTGATTATATGTATTTTGATAATGATTCAATTTCAATTAATATTTTGTAAGCTCGTTGGAACCCGCTAGCATAGGCAATCTCTGTTGACATAGAAAGTATCCCTTCTGGGATCCTGTAAGTATCCCTTCTGAGATCATGTAAGATACCGACTTAGGTAAGAATTCTAAAAATCATAATGAACATAAAATCAGTAAGGAGATGATAAATGATCAAGATAATGCTGACGAGTGTCAACGAGTCTAATTTGTTAGGGAAAGAAATTTGGAAGGTATCATGTAAAAATAGTTTGAATACATATGAAGTTTCAAATTTTGGGAATGTGAGAAAGAATGGAAAAGATTATGAATGCAAAGTGAATAGAGATGGTTACAAAGGTTTTACAAAATATTATGTTCATAGAGAAGTGTATAGACTTTTCATAGGAGAAATCCCAGAAAAATTTCATGTTCATCACATAGATAACGATACACAAAATAATTTTATCTGGAACCTTCAATGTTTGTCACCCTCAGATCATGTAAAAAAATTAAAGCATTCAGAGTCAACAAAAAAGAAAATATCAGAAGCACATACTGGAAAGCATCTCTCACAATCAACAAGAAAGAAAATATCGGAAGCAAAAAGTGGACATGTTGTTTCAGAGTCAACAAGAAAGAAAATATCGGAAGCAAAAAGTGGAGAGAATTGCTCAGAATCAACAAGAAAGAAAATATCGGAAGCAAAAAGTGGAGAGAAAGCACCAAAAGCAAAGCTCACATATAAGAAAGTAACAAAAATCAGAGAATTTCTTTCAGAAGGTAAACTCACACAAGCAGAGATTGCAATAATGTTTAATGTTTCTCAATCTACAATTTCATACATTAAAAATGGGAGAATTTGGAAGAAACCTTAAAAAAGAATAAGCTCGTTGGAACATGCCAACATAAAGAGGAAATTTGAGTTGGATAAATTATTACAATTATCAAATATAAATGAAAAACAGCTACAATCTTATATTTTAAGACTTGTATCAAAAGAATTAAATAATTTAAGTGAGGAATGTTACTATCCTAAATTAAAAGGAAATTATTATGATTTATTAAAAATGACTGGGATAAGTGAAAACCAAATTAAAAAATATGGTCGAGATTTTATGAGAAAATCTAAGGCAGGAAAAGCAAAATTACAAGTAGTTTTAGATCCTTATACAATACTGAATATTTTTCTTTGTTATTATTTTATTTTGAACAATAACATTGTAGGATTTTCATCATCAATTACTTTACAAGCTCTAAGACAATATTCAAATTTATTTTACAAAACATTCAAATTTTGTAAAAAAGAATCTTACAAAACTGCAATGGAGAAATTATCGAGTAATCATCTAATAAAAAAGTTCAAGGGATTTTCGGGTTTTGTTTATTATTTAGGTAAGGAAGTTACACGAAAGTATTTAAAATCTTATCAAATTGAAGATCCAGAAAAGATTTCTATTTCAGTTATCGAATTAAGGACTAGAATTTCTCAGAGTTTAAAAAGCTTTGCAACTTTGTATTACAAATCTGCTGAAGCTGGTGATTTGATAAAAATTCCGAAAGAAGTTGAAGGTGAGGAAGGTGAAAAAATTGAATTACAAAAAGAAGAAAAATACTCTAAAATATCTAATATTTTAACAAAGAAAATAATTGTTTATAAGTACTTTGATTCAAAATTAATCAAAAAATTATGTAAAGAATTATCAATCTCAAAATCAGTTGGTGAAGGAATAGCTCAGAAATTAAATAATGTCAATCTAAATAATGATATAAATTTTATCATTAAAACTTTTTTAGGTTCACTAAAAGATATTTCTCAAATGTG